CCGACGGAATTTACAAGGTCTACGCCCACCACGCCGTCGGAGACACGCGCGGAAGCGATTGGACCTCCGAGGTCAAGTGCGTGGCACTAGACTCACCAATTCCATCCATCAAAGGACTTCCGCAGTCCTCAACCCCGGACGGCGATCTACTACCATGACGATGGATCTTCTGACCCGCGAGCAATTCGAAGAGTCGGCATCCGGCGATCAAGATGCGGCCGTTCGCGCGCACATCGATGCCAGCCGAAACGAAATCCACACCAGCTTGCCGGGCATCGTGGAAAAGTTCGACGCCACCAAGCAGACGGCCGTGGTTCGACCGGTGGTTCATCGGTTCTTTCGCGGCCAAGGCTTCAAGCCGCTTCCGCAGCTCTTCGATGTTCCGGTCATCTTCCCGCGGGGCGGCGACTTCGTCCTGACGTTCCCCGTGAAACAAGGTGACGAGTGCATCCTGCATTTCTCGGAGAGGGCAATCGACAACTGGCACGTCACCGGGAAGGTCAGCGAGCCGTCGGAGTTCCGCACGCACGACCTCTCGGACGCTTGTGCGCAAGTCGGCGTCTCGAGTTTGCCTAAAGTGGTGAAAAACTTCAATACCACCGCGGTTGAGCTGCGTTCACTTGATGGTAAGTCGATGATGAGCATCGACACCGCCGGCAACATCAAGGCATCGGCGGCCGACGGCAACATTGAAGTCTCTTCGACCACGGGAAAAATCACACTGAACGTGCCCGGCGGCTCGTCGGCGGCCGTCGCGATGGTCACCGGCGTGCTCACTGGCGCTACGATCTGCCCGGTTCTCGGCGCTACTCACGGCTCATTCGGCGGCCCAGGCGTTTGCCAGCGCGTGCATGCGGGGGCTACGTAATGGGCCTCATCTGTCGCAAGCTCGTGAACGACGACATCATGATCGGCCATGGCGTGGCCGACTACCTCACTGGCGACGATGCCACCGTCCAAACGGTCAGGTGTGAGCTGCGGTTCATCCTCGGCGAGTGGTTCCTGAACACGACCCGCGGTGTTCCGTGGATTCGCAACGCGAACACCGGTGTGCTTCCTATTCTCGGGCGCTTTCCGGCTGACCTCTCCTACGCCGAGGTGACCATCAAGGCGGCCATCCTTCGCGTCGACGGGGTCAAGTCGCTGACGTCGTTCGCGCTCGATTTCAATCACAGTACACGCGCTGGGACGTGTAGGATCCAAGGCATCTTGGACAGCGGAAACACATTCACCATTACCGAAGGCGTGATCTAGATGGGAATCTTCAATGCTCAACTGACCACGTCGGGGTTCACGCGGATCCCGATGACTGCCATCATTTCGGCTCTCGAATCCATTTGGACATCTGCCGGCGGTGCCGACGTTGATCTTGACCCTCGTAGCCCAGACGGCCAGATCATCGGCATCCTCGCCGAGATGTTCGACGATTTGAATGGCATGGCCGCTGCGTCGTTGAACGTGGCAAACCCCAATGGCGCGACGGACACGATGCTTGCGAATCTCGCATATCTTACTGGTATTGCAAGAAACGAAGCCAGCTACAGTACGGCTCCTGCCACATTCAGTGGACAACCTGGAACAATCATAGATACGACAAATATCGTCAAGTCGACTCTTGATGACACACTTTGGTCGCCCTTGGCAACAGTGACAATCGGGGATGGCAGTTTTGTTTACGGTACGCTGAAGTGTAGAACGATTGGGCCCACTGCAAGCGGTACCGTTCCGGCCGGAACGCTCAGTGACATCATTACGCCAGTGACAAGTCCAGGAGCAGGATGGACGAGTGTTTGGAATGATGTGGGAGTTCCTGGATATCTGCAAGAAGGTGATCCTAATTTGCGCGTGCGTCGCCAGCAATCGACGGCCATTGCATCGCAGGGCATGGCGGACAGTTTGCAGGCGGCAATAATGAGCATCACTGGAGTAGTGGATGCCGTTGTATGGGAAAACAACACATCATCGCCAATGCAGATTTCAAGGGGATCGGGTTCTATTATCAATCCAAACACTGTACGCGCGGTGGTGCGTGTGACTGGAGGTAGTGGCGCAGATCCGATAGGACCACCTGAGACGGCATCTGACAGTGATCCGATAGCAAATATGATATTTGCTATCAAGGGCCAGGCGTGCGGCACTCAGGGCGCCGTTAGCAAGGCTCCCGTCGACTCTGTTGGTGTGGCACACCCCATATACTACGATTTGGCCACTTCGCTTGCGGTTGCCATCAAGATTACCATTGTAAAACGTGTGAATTGGCCATCGGATGGAGTGCGACAGATTCAGGCCGCTATTGCTAAGTGGGCAGTTGGATCCAACCCGAGCACAGGGAAACCAAACATCAAGATCGGGGGGGATGACAATGGCATGTTCTCTTGGACTGACGTTGTCGCCGCGTTCATCAATACGGTGCCTGGCTTCGACCTGGTTAGTCTCGCGTTCAGCATCGATTCCGGTTCAACCTGGACGACCTCTCCCAACAGTCTGCCAGTGCCGTTTGGATCCTTTGTGTCAATTGGTTCCGTGCTTGTGGTGAGTTGATGAATCCCAATGACTATATAGGCGTTGCAGGAAAACCAGCCACTCAAGGGCTCGGGCGTCTCATTTCGCAATACGTGAACAGCCCGAACCTGAATACGCTGCTTTCTGGAATCCTCGCGTTGGCCAACGATCTGGACCTGCTGTTCTCGCGCGTTCAACGGGTAATGAACCCGCTCGATGACGTGACCTACGACCCCGGAGCGGCGGGAATCTATCCCGTAAACACGCAGGGCGCGAAGACCGAACAGCTCAAGATCATTGGCTATGTGGTCGGCGTCTCGAACGTGGTTCCCGAAGCCGGAACCGCGACGGCGCCGCAGACGCTTTCGGACGTTCAATTTCTCAAGCTCATCAACGCGAAAATCTACCGGAACTTCGTCAAGGGATGCACCATCCCGCAGCTTCTACACGCAATACAACTCGTGATGCCAGACCTCACTACAACCGATCTCATTCTCATCGAAGAGATCGGAGGGATGACAACTGCTGTGATGGTAGGTCGAGAGGTTGAGAACTGGGAGGCGGGTATTTTTGCCCTTGTTTCTGGAATGAACATGATCAAGGGCGCAATCATGCCGAGGCCGTCTGGAGTCTCCATTGCTTATTGGTGGTGGGACACAGGTTGCTGGACCTTTGCTACCGAAGATGATACGAGCGTTCTCGTAGATGAAAATGGCGAAGGCTTCAACACTGATGAAAGCATTACAACCGGCGTAGGACGCTGGTCGGAGGATTTCTAGCAATGAGTATCTCAAAGCCGACACTAACAGCAGTTTGGGGCTCCAGCGGTTCCGGAAACATCGCAGATCCGGGTGGCGTGAATGCCACAGGTATTCCTTCTGGAGCGAAATCAATTCCGAGACGTTGGCTCAACTGGGTGCTGAACAAGATTGAACTGCCGATTCGCTATCTCATCGCACGGGGAATCTCAGATTGGGATGCCAGCGAGAGCTATTCAGTGGGTGATAGGGTGCAGTATGGTGATGGAAGCAAACATACCTACGTCTGCATTCAAGACAATACTGACACGGTTCCGTCAAATGTGTCCTATTGGGACAGATGGGCATTTACCATCACAGAGCTGCCAGCGTTGGCCCCGCTGGCACACGGAATTCAAGACTATAGCTATGCTGTCTCATACGTGGTTGGAGACCGCTGTCTCTACCAAGGATCCACTTATGTTTGCATCCAGGCGACAGGCGCCAATATCAATCCTGGTCAGGACACCAATCATGTCTACTGGCAGAGGTGGGGATATACTGCTGATGAGCTTACGAGTCGCCTTGGAGCATTGACGATCCAGCCTACAAATGGAGACGTAACAGCAACAGTGGGGACGGTCTCCGAAGTCAACATGCTACACATTGGAGGGCAATACGGTGGTCCAGGTATGAAGATGTTGCGACTTCGAGTGACGGATTGCGGAACTCCAGCAGGATGGTTTTCGATTACCTTGTCCAATACTGCCACCTTCACGGGCGTAATTATGGGCTTTGTTGGAGGATCCACGGATATATCTCACAACGTAATGCCCACCGTGGTTCAGGTTGCTGGGAACGTAATTGAGGTGCATTTTGGTGGAACGGGCTACGTTGTTGGCGCGCATCCGACGATTGATGTCCTACTGTTTGGCATGCCCTAAGCAGAAGTTATGAGCAATCGCAGCGATAAGATCGGAAATGCCATCGCTGAAGCATTCGGTGCCAATCCTACCGATGTGCAGAAGAACGTATGGAGCACGGTCTGTCGCGTGCTTGAGGCATACTATGAGCAGAAGTGGATTGTCATATATCGAGATCCAACCGTGTCGCCAGGAATTTGGCAGAGCGGTGGCGATCCGGAGCCTAACAAGCCATGGGCTCCAGGTACGATGGCCTGTCAATTCGACGCGCAAGCGACAGATGTTCTCCAAGCCATTTGGGCCAACGTAGACGGCACATGCACCGGATGGTCGCTAGTCTGGTCCTCAGATGGTCGTCTTGACGACCACGAGGTGAAGGCAACCTCCACCGACACAACCCACGGCGCCCTGACCGACAAGATCGAAGCGGCCGGCACGTTGTCGAAGGACATCCACACTGTGGCAG